TCTGCGAATATTTTGAAATCGAAGAAGAGTTAATCAATATAGCCAAGCTTGAAGATGGCTCTGTTGTTGAAGTTGCCGAGGGTGAAAAATACTCTGAAGTTCGGGAGGTGGTCAGGAGCGTTGTTAAACGCTATCACCTATCAGGAGAGGCCGTTCTCAAGGAAACGACATTCCCCGGGAAATACATCCCTCTGGTCCCTGTGTATGGCGAAGAAGCTTGGAGAGATGGGAAGCGTTGTCTGCACTCCCTAATTCGTAAAGCCAAAGACCCACAACGCCGTTATAATTTCTGGGCTTCAACCGAAGCTGAATTGCTTATGAAGTCTCCCAAAGCGACTGTTATAGCTGTCGGAGGGACAACAGAAGCCTATGCAGAAGATTACAAAGACCCAGACAATGCAATTGTTTTGCGGTACGACCAAACGGATGCTAGGGGAAACCCTGCCCCTGCTCCACAAATTAACCCCGGGCCACAAATCCCTTCAGGCATTGTTAATGCTATGCAACGGGCCGCTGAGGACATCAAGTCCACGCTGGGGCTTTACAATGCTTTCATCGGCCAAAGATCAAACGAAACCTCCGGCGTAGCTATTAAGCAGCGCAAGATGGAAGGTGACCGCGCCGTTTATCACTTTGGCGATAACCTCGTTCGTTCCATTACCCATGTGGGCCGGATACTTGTTTCAGCTATTCCCGTTATTCACTCCGAGCCTGAAATAATCCGTATTGTCGGAAAAGAAGAATCGAGTGAAGAAGTTGGCATCAATGGGGCTTTAGTTGAAGGGCAAGAGCGTTCGTTTTTCCTTGCTGAAGGTAAATATAACGTTTCAGTGACCACGGGAGCATCCTACGCAACCATGCGCGAAGAAGCAGCCGAGTTCTTTCAGCAGGTCATACAGTCGCAGCCCCAACTTATTGAGGTTGCTGGTGACTTGATGTTTAAGTTTATGGACTTCCCGGGCGCACAAGCACTTTCCGAGCGCATGAAAAAACTTGTTCCCCCTCACTTGCTCGAAGAGGAAGCCGAAGACCCCGCTGTTATGGCTTTGAAGCAAGAAAACGAACAATTGAAGCAATCAGTTCAGGCTATCGGTGCAGAAATGCAAGCCGTTAAGCAGCAGCTGGACAACAAGCAAGGCGAGCTGCAAATAAAGTCAATGGATAGCCAGCTAAAGGCAGAAGCTGAAAAGGCAAAAGCTGAGCTTGAGGTCATGAAGCTCCAGCTTCAAGAGCGCGAAGGCATGAGTGACACGGCAATTAAGCAGCGCGAACTAGAGATCAAAGAAAAAGAGTTAGAAATCAAAATAGCTGAGCTTCAACTAAAAGAGCGGGAAATGATTTTGAACGCTCAAGTCAGAGCACAGCAAATTGAAGAAAATTCTTTCAACCAGATTAGCGGCGAATCAGACATTGATTAGCTGCTCTAAAATTGGGCCATTGCCTAATCTCTGCCAAATAATTGACAGGGAAAATAAAAGAGGATAGAATGATTAACATTGATACTGATGGCCAACTAGCCACTAGTGCGGACGCTTCTGAAGACACGGATATTTCCGTAGTCGAAACAGACGATAGCGAACAAGACATTTCCGAAACTGAACCAAAGACAGACGGCGACGATGCCGATGACGGCGGCGACATTTCCAAGGAAATGAAAACAATCAAAAAAGCGTTGAATAAGAAAAATCGTTATATCGACAATCAACGCGCAAGGATTCGTTCTCTTGATGCGCAAATTCAGCAATTGAAAAGCCAGAATACAAACACATCGAATGCTCCAGAAATGGGACACTTTGAAAGTGTGATTGATTATATGAAGGCAGATCAAAGCTACACTTTAGACCAAAAATTAGCAGAACAATCTAAAAAACAGCAGATTGACCATTTGCAAAACGAGCAAAAAATGGTCAGGCAGCAACAAGTGCAAATTATGGCCGAAACCATGTCCGAATTGCTCAATAGCAATCAAGATGTAAAGGCCGTCATTGGTAAGAACAACGCGGTAATTCAGGCGATGCCTCCCCACATTGAGGCTCTTATGTTTGAGATTGATAATGCTCCCGCCGCAACTTACGCACTGGCCAAAGAAGGAAGGTTGCAAGACCTTTACTATATGGCCCCACACATTGCCGCTGCTCATCTTGTTCAAGCAGAAATTCGCGGACAGCAGTATTTACAGCAAGCCGCAAAACCAAGGATACAAGCACCCCAGCCGATTGGTTCTCTGAAAGGCGCGGGAAGCAAACAAAAGAGCGTCGGAAGCATGACTCCCGATGAAATCGTCAAACGTTATATTAAATAAAGGAAAATATTATGGCCCAAACTATTAGTAATGTAAAAGAAGTTGGTGGGATCCTTGCGAAAGCTGGGGCGAAACTGTTTGAAGATAACCTCGCTTTTTGTAAGTCAATTGCAAAAGCTGATGAAAGTGATTTTGATGGAAAGAACGGCTATAAAGCTGGGCAAACCATCTACATCAACACTCCAATGCGTTCTACCCCCACCAGTTCTTTTGACCAAACTTCTACGATTCAAGAAATTGTAGAAGGTACAAAACCTTTGACTTTGAATATTATTTCTTCGCAAGCTTTTGAAATTAACAGCCAAGAATTTGCGACTGAAATCGGTTTAGAGTCACTCATGAACCGTGTAATCAAACCCGCTGCTGTATCTATGGCGCATGATTTTGAAAACAAAGTTCTGGCCCAAGCCACAGATGCAATCTTCAACACAGTTGGAACCGCTGGTTCTACAACGTTCGAGCCGGACACAATTCTTGCTGCTCGTCAATTGTTGAACGAAAACCTTTGCCCTAAAAATATGGATGAGCGTTTCTTCTTGTTCAACTCCCGCGCTGGTCGTGCGGCCGTTGGTGCACGTAAAGGCTTGTTCCAATCTGGTTCAGATATTGCTAGCCAATACAAAGAAGGTTATATCGGGCAAGCTGATGGCTTTAACTGGTTGGAATCAGAAATGGTCCAGACCCACACCAACGGCAATGACGTGGTGTTTGAAGTTCGGACAACTGTTTCCACACAAGGGGCAACCTCTGTTGTTGTTGAGGCTTTGACGGCAAACACTGGTACTGTTACTAAAGGAACGGTTATAACCTTTGCTGGACGGTATGCAGTAAACCCCCAAACAAAAGTTGTTTCTCCAGACCTTCAACAGTTTGTTGTTACCGCTGATGCAACCGCTGATGCTTCGGGATATGCCACGCTTTCAATTTCACCAGCTATATACACAACTGGCACGTTGAAAAACCTTTCCTCATTCCCTACTGATGGCGATGCTATTGTTCCAGTAGGTTCAGCGTCAACAGCCTACAAACAGAACCTCGCTTTCCACAAGAACTCATTCCGTTTGGCGACTGTTCCTTTGATTATGCCTAACAATGCAGAATTCGCAGCGCAGCATACTTACAAAGGTATCACGATGGCGGTTGTGTACGACTGGGATCAAGTTAAACGCACTATGGTTCTTCGTATGGACGTTCTCGGAGGTCTTTGTGAAGAACGGCCTGAATGGGCTTGTAAAGTCACTAGCTAATTAACTAGGGGGAGGTAACGCCTCCCCTTCTTTCTTTAACATTACGGAGAAATAAAAATGACAAGACAAGTATTAGTAGGCGAGGGAGCTTTTACCCAAGACCTTAAAAATAAAATCAACGATAACTTTAGAGAACTTTACGGATCAAGCGGAACTTTTACGGCCAATGGCGCAACCCCTGTGACGGTCTCTAATACGGCAGTAACTGCTAATTCTCTGATTATCTTTACCCTGAAAACGGTCGGCGGAACAGTCGGAGCTTATCCGGCGGTCAAGACGATTACGGCAGGGACTGGCTTTACTGTTGGCGCAACGGCGAGTGATACTAGCGTTTATAATTATAGGATTATTAGCTAATGGTCACACTAATCAAAGATGGTGGCGTTAAGTATCTGTCCGATGATTCCTCACTTATTCCAGCTTTGAAAAAAGATGGATGGGCTTGCGAGGGAGAGGAAGTTTACCCAGATATTGAAGCCCTGAAAGAGGAGGCCAATAAACTTGGCCTTAAATACCATCACAGATGCAGTTACGAAACTATCAAAAAACTAATTGAGGAAGCTCAAAAATGACAACTGCTCTGGGTATTATAAAATCTGCCATGAGAAAAATTGGCGTACTAACCAAAACCGAAAACCCTTCTGCTGATGAGGCTCAAGATGGGTTGGAGATGCTTAACGATTTATTGTCGAGCTTCTCTAATGACAGCATGGTTATTTATGCCAGATACTCTGATGATTTTACATTATCCGGTGGCACTGGTAGTTATACAATCGGAACAGGGGGGGCTTTTAATACAGCTCGCCCTGTTAAGATCATCTCCGCCTTTATCCGCTCTGGGAATGTTGACTATCCGTTAGACATACTTTCAGATGAGGAATATTACAGCATTGCGGTTAAATCCACTAGCGGCATACCCTGTGGTTTGAATTTCTCAAATGACTACCCTTTGGGTGTTGTGAAGCTTTATCCTGTTCCCGATTCAAATTACCAACTTTTCATTCTGTCTGAAAAGCAGCTTTCGCAATTCACGATTAACCAGACTGTTGATTTGCCCGCTGGATGGAATCGTATGCTGATTTATAACCTTGCGCTTGAGATGTTCTCTGAATACGGGCAGCCAGCTACGCAAGAAGTCAAAATGATTGCAGATGACAGCCGCGCTTTGATTAAGAAGGCTATCATTGCGTCTCGCCCTATGAAATGGGAGCCGAAAGTTGAACAACAAGGCAATATTTATACGGGTTGGCCATGAAAATTGGGCTTGTGGGCGGGTCTTATCAACAGCGGTCTTTGCCATTTAATGCGCAAAGAACGGTGAATTTATTCCCGATTAAAGATGAGGGCGGGAAGGAAGTTTCTGCACTTTACGGAACGGCAGGCAAGCGGTTATTCGCTAACATTGGGCTAGGGCCTATCCGCCAAGAGTTTACTTCTGCCAATGGCAGATTTTTTGCTGTGTCTGGATCAAAATTGTATGAGGTTGACTCTTCTGCCTCTGGAACGGAACTTGGTTCTTTAGACAGCTCAGATGGCATTGTAACAATGGCTGAGAACAATACACAATTAGCCATTTGTGACGGCTCTAAACTTTATATTCTGACTTATTCCACAAATGACTTTCAAAAAATAACTCTCGCCTCTTTCCCGACCAGTGTCGGAATTGTTACGTTCATTGATGGCTATTTTGTAGTTAATGAAAATAACACAGGAAGATTTTACATCTCTGGAATAAATGACGGTCTTTCCTCGTGGGATGCTTTGGACTTTGCCACGGCGGAAAGCTCTCCTGATAACTTGGTGTCTGTCGTAAACGCTATCGGTCAGATGTGGCTTTTCGGGAGCGAGACAACAGAAGTTTGGACAAATACGGGGGATTCGCTGTTCCCGTTCCGGCGCATTTCCGGTGCCAAGATGCAAACGGGCATTCTTTCGCCGTTTACCGCTGTTGAAATTGATAACTCTGTTATTTGGGTGGGCCGTGACAAATTGGGCCAAGGTATCGTTTATCGGGCGCAGGGATTCACCCCCGTTCGCATTTCAACAACCCCTATTGAAATTTTAATCAGTCATGCGACTGATCCTAATAATATGCGCAGTTACGTTTATCAGGAAGAAGGCAACACGTTCTATGTTCTAACCGGAGGCGGGCTTGCGACAACGCTAGTTTATGATTTGCTGACCCAAGAATGGCACGAGCGGGCTTACTTGAATGGTGACGGAAATTACGAAACAGACTTGGCTGGATGCCACGCCTTCGCCTTTGGCAAGCATTTGGTTGGGGACCGCCGCAATGGTAAAATTTACGAACAGTCTTTAGACTTTTACACTGATGATGGTGATTTAGTTTCTCGCAAAAGAATTTATACGCATTTGAGTGACAGCGGGAAAAGAATACGTTATAATTCGCTAGAAATAGGGTTTGAAGCCGGAGTTGGCTTGCAAACTGGTCAGGGTTCTAACCCCCTTGTTACGCTTAGGCTCTCAAAAGATGGGGCGCGTACTTGGTCGGATGCCTACACAGCAACCATCGGAGCTGTAGGGCAATATCAACAAAAAATTGAGTTTCGCCGCTTAGGGATAACCGAGCAGATGACCTTTGAAATAGAAATCACTGATCCGGTCAAAGTGGCGATTATAGGTTC